CGAGTTTATGGTTAAAGTAATCAATGCGGTAAAGAAAAACCCTGACTTGTTAAAATGTACACCGGTGTCTTTGTTTGGAAGCATAATGTACTTTGCAGAAATCGGTCTTCCGTTTAATACTCCCGAAGGTTTTGGGTACATTTTACCATATCGAAATGGTCAAAACACAGACGCTACTCCTATAATTGGATATCGTGGTCTTATAGAAATGGCTTACAGAAACCCTAAAATGAAATCTTTACGTATTCAATCTGTATATGAGAATGATTCATTTGAATATGAGTACGGAACAGAGGAGTACATTAAACACAAACCAGCAAAGGACAAGAGAGGTGCTTTAACACACGTTTACGCTATTGCAAAAATGGAAGGAATTGACCCTTTGTTTGTAGTTATTCACAAAGACGAATTAAACAAAATTCAAAAGTTAAGCAAAAGTGGTACAAGTAAATATTCTCCTTACAATAATGGAACAGATGTCTTCAATATAATGCAGTCTAAAGTTGCTATTAAACAACTATTTAAAACGCTTCCAAAAACTAACAACGAAAGTTTAATGATGGCATTAGAAAACGACAACGCATTTGACTATAAAAAAGGAGTCAAAATTGAAGCGAAAAAAGACGGTTTTGAAATAACTGAAAACTCTGAAAGTGAGCAAAAAGCATTGGAGCAAGTACAAATGCCAAAAATAGAAATTAAAGAGAGCGAACAACACGCTCAAATGAGAGAGTCAAGTAAAAATTAGAGCAATGGGTGTAATCAAGTTAAAAAACGAAATTATCAATGACGAATACACAGAGTATGTATTTGACAATTTCGATATTCAAAATAGAGAAGCAACAAATGTAGAAATTCCAATGAATTTTGCCGATTGCAGAACTTTTGAATGGAACATAGGTGTAATATATGGAGGTAGCGGAACAGGAAAGACGACATTGCTCAAGCAGTTTGGTCAAATCACTAAAAGCAACTTTGACGGTAAAAAAGCACTTATAAGTAACTTTGACTGGTTAGACCCAAAATCAGCAACCTTTTTACTGACCGCTATGGGACTTGGTAGTGTACCGACCTGGTTAAGACCATTTCACACGTTAAGCAACGGAGAACAATACAGAGCAGAATTGGCATACAAGGTTGCTAAAGCAAAAGAAGGAGATTGTGTTCTTATAGATGAATACACATCAGTAGTTGATAGAGACGTAGCAAAGTCAATGTCAAATGCACTACAAAAATATATCAGACGAGAAAACAAAAAGATAATTCTTGCGTCTTGTCATTTTGATATTATGGAGTGGCTTAATCCAGATTGGACATATTCACCTACAATAGGGCGGGTCGAGAGACACGCCTGTCTTCGGCGAACAAGGCCAGACATCAACGTTCAGATATTCAGATGTAGATATGAAACTTGGAAGTTATTCAAGCAACATCACTATTTAACAGAGGAACTAAACAAGTGTGCTGAAACATTTTTAGTAGAAATGAACGGGCAGTATATTGGCTTTTTTGGTATTTTGCCTTTTCCAGGAGTTGGAGACCCAAAAACACGCAGATTGAGTCGTATGGTTATTTTGCCTGACTTTCAAGGTTTAGGAATTGGAACTAAAGTCTTTAACTATCTTTGTTCACTATATATGGCAGAGGGACATCAAATGTACGTTCGTACCGTTTCTCCTGGGTTGGGCAAGTTTATGGAGAAAAATGAAAATTGGGAGGCAACGTCTTCAAATGGTAAAATTCCTGGCGCAGATACGTCAGGTCGCAAGTTAA